CAGTTGGGAAAGTAACAGATGACATATCTAAGTTACCATCAGAATCAAGTGTAGGCGATGCACTAGCTGGTAAATCACGCAAACTTTGACGATATGTTTTCCAAGCATCTGCAAGTGTTAGATCAGAACTAGCTCTCCAATCTGTTGTTGCTAATAATCTATCTCTTTCAACTCTTAATAATCTCATTGGTTCTGCATTTGTTAATCTTGTAACCTCTGTTTCAATTTCAGAATCACTAGGTTGTGTTTCAGAACTATCTAACCAATTAATTGTATCTCCAATCATATTCCATTCAGCGTTAGGTTTTAGAGAATATAATGCTTCTGCTTTTGTTACTGCCATTATCCTGCAACCTCCATAAGTGTTATTGTATGTGTTTTCCAATAATTACCAGAACTACTAGATGATGCTTCTAAATACATAACTCTTCCTGTCTCTGATGCTCCTCTGAATATTTGTAATTTATAAGTAAGTGATGATGTCGAACTAGGTGTATCTAGTATTGTATAAGAACACATTTGAACATTAGGAGCATAATCATTGTTCATCTGAAACATTTCACCATCATTTAAGATTATTTGTGAATCTCTTTTTACATATGCTATAAATTTAAATTGTGCTGCACTTCCGTTTGTTTTTGGATGAAAATTAACTAAACATAAAACCTTACTACTGGTACTTGAAGGTGTTATAGATTGTGAAACAATATCTGTGGGAGTATTACTATTAACAGTTACCGAAGATGTTATATGACCATGAACAACTTGAAGAATTTTACCGCCCCCTGCTGCTGCAAAAGCTAAATTTCCCGAACCATCAGTTTTCATAAACTGACCAGCCGATCCATCAGCATTTGGTAGTTTAAACGCTACGTCTGCTGCACCTGGAGCATTGGTTGGTGAGTTGAGTGAAACAACATTACCGCCTGAGTGTTTTAGTGATATTTTGCTCATGGTTTAGGATATTTGTCTTTAGTTGTTTTGATAGTAGCTTTCCAAGCATCTATACCATTATTATAGATGTCGTCTAACTGGTCAACAATAGAAGGATATTCTGCTCTTCTTTGTGATTTATATGAATCATTTTCTAAATCCCAAGCAGTTTGTAATGCAGCAAGTCCAGTTGTGCAATCTGATTCTGTAGGTTTAGAACCTCCATCTAAAACTATTAAGTTTGCATAGATTTTGTTTTTAGAATCTGTCCATCCAAACCATTGTCCATTTCTTACTGTGATTAAGTAATCTTCTATGTGATCTGCTCTTCCGTCTATTCTCATTATGTATCTCCTAAACGAACAAAATTAAACATTGTTGCTGGAACAGTAGCATCACCGCCCCATGTGCAATTATCTTCAACTACAGTTTTAAATTTTAATTTATGAGTAGAAACATTTGTGACATCAAAAACTACACTAGAAGAACCTCCACCAAATCTTGTGGCATTATAATTATCAAACCAACCAGCATCAGCTATCGCACCTACAAAATTACTGGAAAAATTATCAGTTGAAAGTATTGTTCTCCATTGTGCATACGCATTTTGATTCCCAGATGCTCTATAAACTTGAGCAGAAACGTCAATTTTATAAAAACCTGTTGAAGGAAAAGTCCATATACCACTTGATACAGTCATTGCTGATCCTAAATTACCAGCAGTAGTAAATCTTGATAAATTGTTTTGTACGGGATCTGTATTTCCTGTAAATGTGGCTGTTAAGTACCATTGATCTGCCATTGTTATTCCAGCAGTTATCCCACTCACACCGCTATTACTAATTGCCATTCTTTCAACACCACCAGTTGAAAACTTGATAGTGTCAGCAGCAGGGAAACTTATTCCTGTATCAGCATCATCACCAGTAATAGCTGGTGCGGATACAGATCCAGCTACTCCTTTGATCGCTGGTGTTGTTCCTGATAGTTCTAAGCTCATAATTAAAGAATAACAAGAGTTGCACCAGATGGCACAGTAATCGTGACACCTGAATTAATTGTAGGACTTACTGTATGTGCGTTTTTACTCGCAGTTAAAGTGTAATTAGTTGTAACGGCTTGGTCACTCTCGAAAAACACCTGATCTGTACCTCCACCTGTAGCACCGCCCCCACCTGCTTCCGCCCATGAAAGCGTACCTGATGCATTTGATACTAAAGCATGACCACTAACAGAAGCGTCTGTAGCTGGTAAAGTCCACGTTACATCACTTGTAATAGCCGCAGGTGCTTGGAATGCTACATAATTAGAACCATTAGCATCCGCTTCTACAAAACGTAAATCTTTTTGATTATCTAATAATAAATCACCTGTTAAAGTACCACCTGCTAAAGGTAGTTTTGTTGAGTCTGTTTGTGTAGGTAAGTTTGTTAGATTAGCACCACTTACAGCAGGTAAAGTTGCAGGGAATCTTGCATCAGGTACAGTACCAGAACTTAAATTACTAGCGTTTAATGCAGAACCATCAATAAACCCAGCACCATTTGTAAGTTGATTGTTATTAGTAGGTATTGTTGGTTTATTTAGTAAATCATTATAATTAACAACATTAGAATTTGTAGATACAGCATTACCCATATAAGCATGTGCTGAACATTGATAATGTAAAACTAAAGGTGTTGTATCTGTAACTGCAATTTGTGTATATGCACCGCTAGAGCCTGGTGTACCGCTTGTAGTAACTCCTGTTGTATATGCTGTTGTTTTATCTGCTTCTAAATAAAATCTCAAGGGATGATTTGCGTTACTGCTATCAGCTTGATCAAATTTATACGTTCTACCAGGAGTTAGTGTAATAAAAGGTGATTCATATCCGTCTATCTTATAACCGCTACTAGACCCACTACCGTTATACCTATGTGCAGCAGTTTTACTTACAACTGTTACTGTTAATGTTTTTGTTGATCCTGTATAAGTAGCTTGTACTGTTGCAAAACCTCTAATATTTCCATCATTTTGTAATGTAAGATCACCTGTAAAACTAGGGTTGGTACTAGAACCAGGATCTACCCAACTAAGATTACCACTTGCGTCACTTGCTAAAACGTAACCACTAACCCCTGCATCTGTAGCTGGTAGTGTCCATACAACATTAGATGTAACTGTAGCAGGTGCTTTAAATCCTACATGATGTGATGAATCAGAATCTAAATACCTAAATTCTTTTTGACCAGATACAGAAAAATGTTCTGATGATGTCCAAGAATCTGTAGAATCTATCCAGTTTATAGTTTTATCTGTTGAACCTTTTAAGGTAATACCACCACCATCTGCCGTTGTATCTGATGGAGTAGAAACCTTACCAATCTCTATATTTTTATCTTCTACAGTTAGTGTTGTTGTATCTATCGTTGTTGTAGTTCCATTTACTGTAAAATTACCTGTTACAACTGCATTACCGCTTACATTTAAATTAGTGCCTACTGTTAAATTACCAGTTAATAACCTATTTGTATCTGGTATTGGTACATAATCTAAAGATTGCCATGCTGTAGATCCATCACCTATTTTAAACTTCTTAGTATCTGACTCTATACCCCATTCACCTGCAAGTAATACAGTATTATTAGATGTCCAGTTACTTGCCGTATCTCTTCTTTGTTTTTGTAAAGCAGTTAATGTAATAGTCATATTTAAGAAGAATCCCTTGCATCTATTATATTAGTTCTAGCAGGTGATGAGCTACTTGTTAAGGCATCTAATATATAAGTTCTTGCTGTACTACCAGAATCCCCTGCATCAAATATCAAATCACCAATATCAATAGGTACTGATACAAGTTCAACTTCTACATTCCATTTGCTTACAATCCCATCAGATATAGTTGGTGGTGTTGCATATAACCATGCAAAATCAGTTACTAAAGCAACAGGGGGTGTTGTATAACCATTCCATGTACTAGATGACAAAAAGAATATTTCAAAACTACCACTCTGACCATCATAATGTGTTCTTATAAGATTTACCTGAGTTTCTGTTAAATTATCAAATGTTAATTGTAGTGTTTGGTTTATACGCCTATTACCCCTTCTAAATCCTGTTGTAGCACCACTAGATGATGATTGTATAGCACTAGGGAAATCACCTTGCGTATATAATCTAGTTGTAGGTATTATTGTAGGAAAAGTAGCCATTATAAAGGTACGCTAATAAGCTCTATAGATGTACTATACCTATTTGGTGAAGATATACTAATCTGAAAAGATTGAGCATACCGCCATTGATAACTACTACTGCTAACAGGTGGTGTAGAATAACCAGCCCAGACTGAACTAGATAAATCAAAAGGTTCTATAGATCCGTTTTGACCGTTGTAATGTGTTAATAATGTTTGTGCTTCTGTTTCTGTTAAATATTCATATGTAATGGTCAATCTTTGTGAAATTCTTTTTGCACCTACTTTAAATCTGACATTACCACCACTTAAACCTTCATGTACGTTTTGTGGGTAGTCTCCATATACTAATGCCCTTGTTTCTGGTTCTAATGAAGGAAAAGTAGTCATTGTAAAACAGTAAAAGTACCAGTAGTTATTTCTAAAGATATTTCTGATTTATCATTAGTATCTAAAGGAAAATGTGCAGCTTCTATATTACTTACACCATCATTATCATAAGTAATACTAGATACTTGATAATAATTTATTTCTGTTCTATCGTCCCCTACACTATTTTCACGTTGTAGTTGTAGTTTTATAATATTTGTTGGTATAAGGGCTGTTGTTAATAATGGTGTAGAAAAACTTATATTATGTGTGCTATGTTTGCGTCTTGCTAGTTCATACTTTGCGTACAGGATGGCATGGTTTACATCAGCACAAAAATCACTCATGTCGAATTGCTCCGTAGGTGAATCTAATGCACTACTTGTAAATCTAACACTAACTGTTTTTCTTCTTGCTACTGCTGTAGGTATACATTCTGTGTAAATGCAATTTGCTATAAAATCTCTTCTTTCTTCTACACTTAAATAACCCTTTTTAAATGATCCTTGGATAATATTAGCTTCTGTAAATGTAGCAGTAGGTGTTAGTGCAGTTGTATCTATTTGATTACTACCGTTTATAGGTAAAATTGGAGCAAATTGATATTTACCCCCTACAGATAAAAAAGATAAAAAATAATATGGTGATGTTTTTGTTATAAAGTCCACAATATTAACAGCCTTAGAAATTATGCCATTAAAAAACATACTGTTATTAGTACAAAATGTAGATAAACTTTGTAAATTAGATAGCTCTACAGGTGCAACAATAGTAGCTGTATTGTTTCCATCAATTTTTTTATATAGTTTAAATAAATGCATTGCTAAATCTATAAATTGATTACTAGCACCATTTGTATAACTAGAACCAGATAAACCAGCACTAAATAAATCTACTTTCACACCCTGTTCATAAAAAATATAAAGTTGTTTTGTTGCAGTAGGAAAAGTACCAGCAGAAGGAATATCAAATAAATTACCTGATACGGCTAAAAAAGTAATATCAGCAAAAGATGAATTATTATTTGATGTATTTTGGATTGTTGTACTTGTACCAATTCTATATTCATACTGAACACCTTCTAAAGTACCAGTACTTGCAGGGTTACTAGGTACTGCTTGGTTAGTAGCAGAAACAAAAGTCCATTTATTAATAAATTTAGTTCTGCCACTACTAACTGCATTAAGAGCATTTAAATCGGATTGTGAGTATGTACCAGCCGCAACAGTTGTTGCATTTATTGGTGTAAATAAACCACCTCCTATTAAAGCATTAACATCAAAAATAGTACCAACGGTTCTACCACCTACAAAACTACTCCCTGAAAATCTTTGATTAAAACCAAATTCCATATCTGATGAACCTATATATGATTGATAAGCAGTTGTAACATTATCTCCAGTTTCAGCATCAAAAACCTGTAAAGACATTATAAAAGTACTATTTGAAGTATCACCTGTTCCAAAAGTTTTTATTTTGTATCCCCAATAATCTTTACCAATATCAGGATCATTTTCTAAATTAGTACCTGATGATGCTTTAAATAATTCTGTTAAATATGTATATATATCATTACCACAAAAAAGACCAGTAGAAGATATAGGACATGAATTAGGAGATGATGCCAAACTTGCTGCTGTTGCATAAATATGGCTAAGAGTAATAGAAGTGTCATCTAAAAAACTTAGTTTTGTTAATCCTGTATATGCTTTAGATTTTATTGGTGTACTTGCAATCTCACCTTGAGATATAACAAACAATAATTTCTGTACAAAACTCTCTGTACCTGCTTTTATTAAAGATGGTTGCATCCATACACCACCGATATTATTAGCTCTTTTACCAAAAACAATAGGAACAGTTTCACCTGTTGTTGCTATTTTTTGTGATACATCAAGATCACTATTAGGTTTTTTAAAATTATCTAAACTCTCATCTAAGACTTGTGCATCTTGTCCTACTTCTGATTTTTTTTGTGCATCACCTGTAAATAATGGTTTTATTTTTGCACCACCAGCAATAAAAGAATATGTTCTAGCCATTATAAGTTCTCCTTAGACATTATAAAAGGTAGTATTTGAGGAGGTACTACAAACAAAGAATATTTTATAGTTTTAATTTTTTTTGTGCCAGTTAAAACTGTATTATCAGATAATTTATACACTCTTTTATTATCAATAATTTCACCTGTAACTTCTGTAACTTCACTACCATCTTCTAAAATAGCATTAATGTTAACAGCAAAAACTAAATCGTTCATGTTGCAACAAACCTCCCCATCAAATCACTGCTAATACGTCTTGATGGTACTTGTGCTTTTTGTTTTGATATTGCAGGGCTAACAGTCCATGTAACAGTAGTATCGTCTACAGTCGCATTATCTATAGTGCCTGTAAATCTACAGATAAGACTAGCAGAATTACTAAATGTATCCTGTCCTATAGATTGAGTGTATAAAGATGCAATAACAAGACGATCACCGCCAATAGCTGTATCTGTAAGATCAATAATAGAAGCAGTAGCAGCTAAATTTATTGTTAAATCACTAATACTTGATGCTTCAGTAGATGCAAAACCACTAGCATCAAATGCTAGATAATTAAAATTCATTGTTTGATCTATAGCTGAATCTGCTGTAAGGTTTTGTGCAGATTGATAAAAATTCTGATAAGCATTTGTAGGAGATCTTTTACCATTGCTATCTAAAACGCTAGATTTATCAGCGTAATATTCTAAAAAAGTTAATATATCAAAATTAGCCATTATGCCATACCTATTGAGCGTCTAGTTCTTAAATCAGATTGTAATAGTGTTAATGTCTGATCTATACCACTTTGAACAGCAGAAGATAAATCATTTGTAGTTATAAAATTAGTGCCATTCATTTGTGTTACTGCACCTGTTGTAATGTTTACGTTAGGTCTAGAAATATAACCACCTTCTGCAAATCTAGGTATTGCTGCTGAACCTCTAAGACCTGATAAATAGTTTTTAGAAAATTGTGCCGCTTTTCGTGCAGGTACAACATATTCACTACCAGCTTCACCTGCATATATTAGTTGTGGACTTGATACAACACCACCAGCAGCCATACCAGGCGGTGTACCACTTCCACCACTTTCACCACCACCACTATTTCTTTTTCTTCTTAATCTTGCAAGCCTTGATAATATTTTATTTATAAAACTAAGAAAAGATCTTAATGGTGCGGTTGCTGCACTAATAGCACTTTTTACAATATTAGGTATTGCATTAAAAGCAGATCTTATACCATTAACAACACCATTAAATACACCACTTACAAATTTAAAATAGGCAACAAATGGTTTTTTTATTATGTCTGCAATCATCATCATTATGTTTACAAAACCGTCTTTTAAACCAACTAAAAAATTACCAATAGCTTGAAAAGCAGCACCTATTTCATCTCTAAATTTAAATATTAATACTCCTAAACCTATTATTGCTAATGGTATAGCGGCAGTTGCTAGGAAAGGTGCAAAAGCTAATACAGCCCCTTTAACCACTGTTACTACTAAACCGAAAGAAGTTGCAATTTTACCTATTACAAGACCCATTTTAACGGCAGCTATAGTTTTAAATGAAAATATTAATGCCGCTATTGTTGGTGCTATTACTAATATTGCAGGTGCTATCAATGCAAAAGCAGTAGCTATAGCTTTAACAGGCCCAGGTAAAGCAGCAAATGTTTCCGCACCCTTTCCAATAATTTCGACTAATTTTGTGAGTGTAGGTAATACCGCATCAGTTAACTGAATTTTAAGAACATTAAATTTTTCACCTAATAAAGTTACTTTGTCATTAAATGCAGCCATTTTTTCAGCATTTTCTTGTGAGAAACCTGCATTTATACCGTTAATTGCTTCACTACCTTCTTGTAATAAAGGAACCATTTTGCGACCAACACCACCACCAAAAATTTCTACAGCATTTGCTAAATTCAATGATTCATTTCCTGTGGCTCTCATTAAATCAGATATTTCTAGTAATGCTTGATCCATTGACTTCAAATTACCTGCACTATCAACTGCACTAAATCCAATCCTATCGAAAGCTTCTTTAGCGGTACCAACACCATCTGATGCATCTTGCATATTCTTAGCAAGTGTTGGAAAAGCTCTTTGTAATGCTTTAAAATCTGTACCAGCTAATTGTGAAGATATACGCAACTTATCTAACATTTCTACAGAAACACCCGATGTAACAGATAGTTTTTGTAGCATATCACCAAGTTCTAAGGTGTCATTTACTAACTTTCCTAGACCAGCAACACCTATAGCAGGTGCTAAAGCCTTTAATGTACCAAAAGCATTACCAGCAGCAGTTTTTAACTTATTCATTGCTGTGGCTGTATTATTAGTAGTTGTCTTTAAACCGCCTAAACTTTTCTGCAATCCACCAATTTGATTTTGACCCTGTACCTGTGCCTTAATTGTATAGGAGGTAGATAGATCCATTATTTATTATCTTTATTAAATGTTTCTACTATTTTAGCCTCTAATACCTGTAAGTCAGCAAGTATTTCTAAAGGTTTTTTTATTTTGTCTTTTTTCAATTCAAATATCCATTTTATTGCATTGTAATCTAAACCATAAATAACACCCTGATCCATTCTCCATTGAGTTTGAATATCTAAAAATAATATAATAGATAGCCAATTTTCTTCTAATACTTCAAACATTTGTACCTCTTTTTTTTCTTCTAAGGGCTGATCGAATAGTACTGAATCGTCTGTTGCTGTTTCATCTATAACACGATCACCGCACCAAAACAATGCAGCCCCTTCTAGTTTTTTGTTTTTTGTTTTGTTACTTCATTAAAATATTTTTCTACTAATATATTTGCTAAACCTGCAATATCTAATAATTGTTTTTTTGTAGCAGTTGTAAAAGGTATTGGATTTTCGCCGTCTGTTATACCATCCCACCCTACTAATATCTCATCTGCAATCATGTAGTCAGATATTTTTACACCGTCAAATATACCTTCGTCTAATTCTTTTTGTTTTTTTTGTGCCTGTACTCCTATTTCATTTATTCTAGATTGTGGAATAATTTTAAAAACAGCGTCAAATGTTTCTTCTTTTTGTGTACCACCATCAGAGGGGGTATAAAACACAATAGGATGCGTAAAAGTTGCTTCTTTTTTTAAAATAAACATAAATTTTTTATAATCTTCTCTAGGGTAAACCCTTTTCTATTACTTAGCAACTAGGTAAAAGCTAAACTAAATTCATCTGACCCTGCATCTGTTGGAGTTGCATAAAATGGAAGATTAAGCATTGTTATACCATCAGAATCTTCATAGGTAGGCTGTCCTAAATCTGTTTGTGGACAAGATACAGTAACAATATTACCTGCACCACCTGAGTGACTCCAAGTGTTAGTACCTGTAGTTGTACCTGTAGCCAGTGTAAAGAAGTTTTTAGATGATAATGCTACTGCTTCAATTACCATACTTCCTGAAGGTCTACGGTCTGTTATAAGAGCTTCTTTAGTACCGCCTACTAATTCTCTATAAATAACTTCATTAGCAAAATCTAATTCCCAAGATTGTAAAGCCCCAGAAAAACCAAATACAGAAAAACTAGATGTATTTCCATTCTTGAATAGAACAGGATCAGGTTGTTGTGATTTTGTTACAGTTGGTAAAGCAGTATCAGTAGGAGTATTAAATATCCCCTGCATTTCAAAATTTATCCTAGGTATTTCATTAACAGCACAACTAATAGAAAAAGTACCCCTGCAACCTGTTACCTTATGTCTTACACCATCATAGTTAACATAAAAAGTAACGCTGCTTTGTGTAGCTAATGTAGAAGGTGTATAAGTAACAGATGTAGATGAAACTGTAGCTGCTGATAAACCACAAGCTTTTAGTATAGGGTCATATTTAGGTGCAGTTCCAGCAGCACCACTACCAACCATGAAAACACCAAAACTAAGATTAACTCTTGTATTAGCTAATAGAACAGGGTAATTACCTGCATATGGTCTTATTGTTTCCTGTTCTACTTCATCACTTGCTACTGGTTCTATTTCTAAATCAACTACCTCTACATAATTAGCGGAGCCTGTAGGAGTAGGGTCACTTCCATAACTGCCTTCTATTTTTGCAAGTAAGGATCTTTTTCTATGTAGTTTTGGCATTTACCTGATTACCTAATAGACACTATGTATATATCATAAACCCTTATAGAAATAATGTAACTATCATGAACTCAAATCATCAACATTTGTTCTATATCTAATGTCATATTCGCAGCCGATTATACCGCCTGATTGATCTGCATCTATAAATTCAAAAGAAGTATCAGCAGGTTGTATATCAATAGCATTTCCATTAACAGTTAAATCTGCCATTAATCTACTATGCATATTTTCTACTGTAGGATCTGCTGTTTGATGTGGTGTTCCACTTCTTACAACGACACTAATTCTTACAGTTAATGTATGGTCTAAAGTTGGCAGTGATGTTGTTTGTTCTACTACATCATTCTGCGGTTCAATAATAATACTTGGAGTTTCTGCCCTTGTTAATGCAGTGGTACGACTTCTAAAGATACGATCAGATACACCTGTAGTACCAGCTAATACTGTTGCTATTCTTGCTAATATTGTTTCTCTTTTAGTAGTCATTAGGTTTTCTGTAGACTGATACGACAAAATACACCATCATTTTCTTTTCTTAGATCTCTAACAGTATATGCAACACTATCAACAGTAATACTATTACCAGAAACTAAAGAACCAAAATCAGAAGTTTTTGTGATCAATTCATATTCAGTACTTATAATCATATCCCCTGCCAGTATTTGATCTGGTTGTTCTAAAATTCCTTTTGCAGTAGTACCACCTGATGTACAGCTAACACCAAAATCATCTAGATATACATTTTGTGTTGTTGCATCTTCAGTAAATGGCATTTACTTTTTACTTGTTGTTTTTTTTACTTTTGGTTTTGGTGTATAGACTTCTGCTCTACCCATTGAGATTAATAATTCTGCATCTTTTTCTGACACATCATAAGTTTGGCCTGATTCTAAACTTTCACCACTAGCACAAACATTTTTTAGGCACTTAATTTTCATAAAAAAAAAGGGGTTGTTACACCCCTTATAGTAAACCAATTATGTGGTTACGTCTAAGATCGCTGCGAATGACTGAGCATGTCTAACAGCTACGTCAAATGCAACTACACCTTTTATACTGACCAGGTTCTTAGCGAAGTCGTCACTATCCTCACCCGCAGTAATTTCAATACCAGAACCAAATAATCCTAATATTGCCTGTGAGAAGTCACCCATAACAACAGCAGAACAAGAACCAGAAGTAGAACCTTTTGTAAGGTTGCTAGGTACTTGATTAGTCATAGCCAAAGGATATCCATTAACAACTAATGGTGTACCGCCTCTACCGATTGCAGCAAGGTTGTTGTTAACAAGGTACTCACCACCTGATGTTTTGAGTTTCTTAATAGCACCTAAAACTTTAGCGTTAGTTACATAAGAAATAGAATCAGCATTAACAGCAGCATTGTCTTCCATCATGGCTGTTTCTAGGTCTACTAATGCATCTACTGTAATAGCACCACCGTTAGTACCCATTGCAACAGAACCAATACCAGAAGTTTGCATGATACCTGTAGGCTGTCCTGATGAACCAGTACCATTAAGGATTCCAAGATCAAGACCAACGTTTATGCCATCGCTGATATCAGTTCTAATTAGATCCTCGATACCTGGTGTTGCTTGAATAAGCATATTCCTAGAAAACTTAGATAATGTACCTAAAGTTTTAGGAGTCATTGAGATCTGATCAAATGTACTTTCTGCTTGGCTAAGTGCCGCAGTTTCAGAACTTAAGTACCCTGTGCTAGCTGTACCTGAGCGCCTGGGTATTGCAACATCTCCAACTAAACCTGATAATGTTTGAACACCTAAACCAACCATGACAGTTGAATTTCTAAGTGCTTCTACAAAATCATCTGCTAAAAGATCAGTAGCAACAATGTTACCACCTGTTGTAGCTCCAGAAGTTACATATGTAGCTCTTTTTGCTAATGCAGAATATGGAATAAAGATTGATCCGTTGCTGTTAGATCTTTGAGAATCTTTAGCAATCTGTTGTGAAATCTCTCTAGCAAAACCAGATTCTTTATCTGACCAATCATTAGTTAAAAGACCTCTGATACCAGATGTGATTTTGTAATCTCTAGCATACTGTTCTTTCTCTTTAGGAGATAACTGTTCTTCAATAGGCTTTGCAGTTTCAATGGGCTTTGCATCTATTCTTTCTAAGATTGCTTGTCTGCATGAATCAACAGAAGAACCATTATTAATTAGTTGATCTGCTAAATCACTGAAACCACGCTTTTCACACATGGAGTTGATCTCTCTAATTCTTGTGCGTTCTGCGGATTGAGCTTTTTTAGTAGCTTCACTACGCACAACTTCTAGATCAAGTTGTTCTTTTTCCATAGTTAGTTGTTTTTTAGAATTTGACGGTTGTGCGTCAGATGACGCTGCGTTTACACGCTTATCTTCTACTATATCTTGTTTTTTAGCACTAGGCATGGTGTTCTCATCAATTAACCCTCTTGAAATCCCTACATCTGGTGCTGCTGGCGATGCAACAACACTTACCTCATGCGGTTCCCATCTTGTAGCTAAAAATGCGTTACTTCCTTCTATTTCTCTTTCTTCCATTTCTAAAATGCGATAACCAACGCTAATTGAGGATAAAATGCCATCATCTATATCTCTTTTTACTTCTTGTGCCTTTGCATTCCGACTTAATTCAACAACTGCCCTACCTTTTTTCTTATCTTTGTCCAAATATGCATTACGAACGATACCAATAACAGAATCCATATTATGATTCCATAATACTGGGGCTACCCCTCCATTTAATCTACTGAAATCAATAGAACCCTCCTCATGGCTTAGTATCTCAGTACCGAAAGATCTTTCTACAGGATATTCAGAACTAAAGCTAAATTCATATGTATTATCTTCCTGTGCAGAAAAAGAAGTTTCACCGCTACGTTTTAATACAGTTGTAACACTTCTTAATGTATCTATCTTAGTTAGTGTGCTGAATTTATGACCAACCTTTACATCTGTTGCCTCATACTCTCCGTCATTTTCTCTATAAACAGTGATTAATGCAGCGGGGTCATCTTCTGTTCCTGTAATTTCAAAATCAGAATCAGGTACATTTATAGTTCCATCACGTTCAATAGAATCTATAACACCTCTAGCAGTACCGCCACTTGCACCCCATCTAACAGAATCACCTACTGATAACTCATCTGGTTCTGCACGTTTAGCTTTTGAGCGTTTTGTTTTAGCCATAGAATCATTATTTCTTAATTCTTGTATTCTAGCTGATTTTGCATCAGAAAAACTTTTACCTGCATCACCACCCCATGCAGCCCACGCTACTCTGCCTTTACTTGGGTAGCCATCCTCATCAGGTGTAAAGCCTTGTCCAGTTTTATCTGATTCATGTCTTGCAAACCACGCTGACATCTGAATTACTGTATCTGGACTTAGTTCATTACCGCTTAATATTTGTGTTGCTCTTCTTGCTGCAACTTCTGTACCACCTGCCTCACCTTCTGACTTCCAATCTTTATATCGTTGCGCCTCTTCTCTCATACCTGCTGTAGGCATAAGATCTATTTCTGTACCATTAATAACTGCCATCAGAACCATCCGCTACATTTTCTGCATCCTCACCTGTAGGTGGTTCTGTATCACCAAAAGGATCAATAGTACCTACTGGTTTATATTGTGAGCCACCTGATTTATTAGTAGCTGATGGATCACTATCAGTAATAATATTTAGTTCATCAAGTTTTGCCAGTTCTGTCTGTCTTGCAATTAATAACTCTTCAATGTCTCCACCACTTTCACTTACTACATCTGTTAATGTCTTAAATCCACAGCGAACTGCTTCTTTTTGTGCAGCTATTTCTTTCTGTGGGTCAACATAGCTATAACCTCTACAAACCCACCTAACCTTTTCATATACTTCGGGTGTTGTTGAATATGTTGGCAATGACAATGTGCCACTTAATACTGCCATTTCTAACCATGCTTCAAATATAGGTTGATAAAAACTTTCTTTTAACATCTTCTGTATTGTTCTCCAATGGTCTCTATCCTGTAGCATTGCAAGGCGGCTGCTACTGTAGTTAGATTGCGAGTAGTCAGAGCTGATAGCTTCAAAACTACAGCCTAAACCGCTTGCCATGCTTCTGAGCATTGATCTAACAAATGGTTCAAACTCTCCATTAGCTTTATCTAAATCAGGTACAGATATACTTTCGCCAGGTGCTAGATATTTAAAAGAACCAGGTTCAAATCCGCTTACACGTTCATAATCAAATACTTCACCACCTGCATCTAGTTCTCCTTCTGGACTTGTAATAAATCCCATTAGTGCAGAACTTGCACGCTGACCTACAACAGTTGCCTCAATATATCCATCTAATTGATGTAGATGATTTATTGCACTTGCTAAGAATGGTACTCCTCTATGTTGGCCTGGTCTTAGTGGCATAAACAAATGGATAACATCTTTAGCTGGCACAATAATATGCCTTTTTTCTTCTGGTACTGTTGCAAAGTTTGTATCACCAGGATGTTTTTTTAAGAACGCATAACTAACAGCCCTACCTTCTGGGCTTAGTTCTATTCCTAACCGCCATACATTCTTATTACTTTTAGTAGTGCCTTTATAATCCTCATCTAACTGTTCAGCTTCTAATACTTCTAAAGAAAAAGGTATCTTACTTCTGCCGTATGCTTTTCTATGGATAACTATAAAACATTCTCCGCTTTCTATCATTGATCTGACAGCTAATCTTTCTAATTCAGAAAAACAAAGAACACCACGAATATCACAGCTATCTTTTCTGCCCCATCTACTCCATGCACCTTCAATA